AAATTTAACAGATGCAGATTTAACAGGCGCAAATTTAGAACCAACCGCACCAACCGCACCAACCGCACCAATGCATGGTATAGCATTTGAAGTTCATACCGCATTTACTACATTTGAACCAAAAGAACCTAACTATCTCAGACTTATTAATCAACCCGATCTTAGGAAAGACAAAGACATTTACGAGTTTATAAGTGATAAATTTACTAAAAACATAAAAAAAGTGTTTCCTCATGACGCTAAAAAATTGGTTGATTTTAATACTGCATTTACAAAAATGGGTAAATCTATACCAGATACGAATAAGCAATTAATAGCCAAAAGCATAAATTTTGCTTTTAAGCAAAACAACAACTTTAAACAGCAATACATAATATCTTATTTAGATGAAACATGTAAAGCTTATTCTGGCCCAGGTGACAATATGAGTTGTGTAAAAGGAATAATAGAAAGGTTTGTTTTATGCGTTGGGAGTGCGGTTGAAATTGTTTGTAAAGATGGTTGTAAAAATAAAACTTATAAAAAACTAGATAAATTAATGAATCCAAAATTTGATATACCAGCCGCCGCATCTAGCTGGTGGGAAAACGAAGCTATAAAGCGTGACATAATAAGTATGGATGAAGAAGGGAGAAAAGCAAATTTTATACAGTATTTGATGAATGAAGCAAAGAAAGTAGGTAGTTACAACGAAATCGTTCGTCGCGAAATAAGTAATTATTCAGATAGTATCAATTATGCTTTTGCCGAATTAGCATTAGGAGGTAAGAAGTCGAGAAAAACAAGAAAAACTAGGAAATCAAGGAACTCAAAGAAAGCAAAGAAATCAAGGAACTCAAAGAAATCAAAGAAATCAAGGAAATTAGAAAACCAAAAAAAGTCCTCTAAAAGTCGGCGGTTGAAACGTTGAAAAAAGAACGGATGTGGTTATTGAAACAGATATGTGAATTGTGCTACAAATATTTATAATATTCCTTATAATACTATAAATAACAAAACAATACCAAATTATTTATCAATCAACAAAAATTTATCAACTGGTTTAGACGAACCAGTAAAATCAAAATTTACACGCTATGCGGAGGGCAAACCTTGTTGATTTTTATGGTATTTTGTCTCATTTTAAATCTTCAAGGGTTTAAAATATAACACGCTCAGTAAAATGCCCAGAAAGGGAGGGGTACAGCGAAGCGGCGGGGAACCGTAGGTTCCCTGACCTGAGTTTGGTTTTCCTATGAAATATATTTATAAAATATATATGTCATCCATTACTTCCGTAATATACAAAGATTATATTCAACCCAATCAGCGCCGAATTCTCGTCTTTAGTTTAATAATTATTTTTGGATTAGCAGGATACTATGCATATAAAACTATGGCAACACCATATGTAGACGGTTCTCAAACAACAGATATAGCAAATTATAATAAACAGAAAAAAGAGGCCGTCATATACTTCTTCTACGCAGATTGGTGCCCGCATTGTAAAACGGCCAAACCGGAATGGACAAAATTCCAAAACAACTATAACACCAAGAGTATGAACGATTATACTATTAAATGCATTCCTATCAATTGCACGGAAGAAACGTCGGAAAATTCCAAGATTATACAAAAATACAGTATCGATTCTTATCCCACTATAAAAATGTTAAGAGACGGAACAATTATCGATTTTGATTCCAAGATTACCGAGAGTTCACTCGAGCAATTTATTACTCTTGCTACACAAAAATAGATGAGCCGGAAAATGCTTCTACTCCATCATTTATGTATTTTATTCTTTCATCGCTCGAAGAAATCAATTCAAAAATGTTATAGATAGAAATAACCGAGCTCCGTATTTCAATTTCATTTTTAATGCGAACATACTTTGTTTTGTAACTTAATACAAAAGAAATGGTATTATGAAAAATCATCAAAATATAGTCGAATAAATTGGAATCTTCTGGTAGATCGGGAGATTCGGTCTTGGGTCTTTGCATAATTCCAAGAATTTCGTCCTTGTCAGCTCCATTATCAATGCAGGGTTGTATAGGATAATTTAGGAAAAACCCGCCGTCCAAATATTTACGTCCATCTTTTTCAAACGGCGAAAACAGAATAGGCAAACAGGCAGATGCATAAACGGCGTCAATTACTTTCCAATCCGGGTGTGTCTTATATGACATATCCACCGGTTCGAACTTTTTCAAATCGACGCAAAAGGTGTGTATTTCGATTTTTGTAATATCGTATAATTCTTGGAAAGTAACAGCAATTGGAATATCTAAGCCTTTGAATAAAGGTTTAAATAACTCCTCCATCACATGAATATTAAATATCCCCTTCTTTTGAAAAGATTCCAAGATATTGTTAATATTGAGTCTGAAAACTTGATGCCAGGGGCGTTTTATCAAATAATCGTCAATTATATCCCATTCGTATTTTAGAGATAAAACAACCGCAAATATGGCACCAATAGATGTTCCATATATTGTTTCAATGTCCGCAATGTTCCATTTGCCGCGTTTGTGACTTTCTCTTAGTGCACCATAGGAGACGAACCCCGTTCCTCCGCCACCGGAAATCACCAAATGTTTTATTTTTTTAGGCGGAGGAGGAGGAGACTCGACAGCCTCTTCTGTGATTTCTTCCATATAAGGATATACAAAAATAAAATTTTATATTCTTATACTAGATGTCTAGTTTTTTGTATGTTACAGACGACGAAAATCTGAAAAAAATCAATATCGACGATCTTTACGAGAATAAACAAAAGCGGGATTTAAAACAAATATTAATTTTTAATAAAATTTTGAACAGGGTTCAAAAAAGAATCGAGTTGACCGCTCGAAATAAACGCAATGATAAACATATTTGGTTTGTAATACCAGAATACATTTTTGGAGAACCCATTTATGACAAGGCGGATTGTATTGCGTACGTTATAACAAAACTGGAGTCGGATAAATTTCACATCCGGTACGTTCATCCGAATACTCTGTTTGTTTCTTGGGAACATTGGATTCCAAGCTATGTCAGAGCCGAATTTAAGAAAAAGACGGGTCTTATTATGGACGAACACGGTCAGGTAGTAGATAAAGAAGACCCGCAAGAAAATGGCACAAAGATTATTACCGACAAGACCGGAAAGTCGCAAAAGGAATACACGCCGATTGGTAAATACAAACCTACTGGCAATTTGGTGTATAATCCGGAATTATTTGAAAAGATTGAAAAACGATTTACTTAATTTTATATTTTTCGTATAATATATATATGAAAAATAACAAAACAACAAAATCCAAGAGGGGACTAAGAAAATCCGTAAAATGTTTTACTATTAAGGGCGGCCAAGGTCAACCTGATGTTGCAGTAAAAGTGCAAAATGTTGCGCCCGCTGGAAATGCAACCAATACGACTGTAGCTCCCACTTCTTCAGTTTTATCCAATTTCTTTTTTCAAACAGATAAAATTACTACTCAACCGAATTCCGATGCTTCGTTAAGAGAGGCGGGAATTATGCATATGACGCATGCAAAGGGAATCAATGTAGTGCGCGGGTTCGGAACGGGAATATTTAACCTTTTTGGCGCGAAGGGATTTGATACGGTAATTTTCGATGAAGCCCGAACGGAGGCTTTAGCAGAAATTACCAAGAAAATGGAGGAAGGGGGTATTAAAAAATTATGCAATTTGAGAATGGACGCGGATTCGTCAAATCCGGCGATGTTTGTTTTGAGTATTTACGGCACTGCTTTAAAATAAAGGGAACCTACGGTTCCCCCTTGCCCCCTCCCTTTTTCGTGAATTTACTCAGGGAACCCCTCCCTTTGTTGGGGTGATAAACCGGGGCGTTCTTTATTAGAAGGGAAGGGTTCGGGAAACCGTAGGTTTCCTGAAAGGGAGGGGTTCGGGTCTGGAAATCCGAAGGATTTCTGATGACCGTAGGTTCCCTGAGTTCCCTGAGTTCCCTGAAATTTATACGTAATACCAATCCTATCGTCCGATTCCCATATTCCAGATATTTTTATAATATATTTTGCATCGACTGCCGCCGGAGAATTGGAGTAATATTGATTTTGATACAATTTCGCATTTCCGCTATAAAGTTGGTTGTATAAAACGAAAGAACTCATCTTGTTAGATCCCGTGAATTCTCTATAGTAGTCTAATATTTCGCGCTCTAATAAACAAAAGTTTTGTATAATATTCAAATTATTTACGTGATATGGCTGAAACCATATCATATTCTTCTTTTGAAATTTATCAATAGGTTGCGTATATAACGGACAATTCAAATATAATCCATTCATTGTAAGCAGTTCGTCAGAAAAAATAACTTTGGCGAACACTCCGTCCATGATCATATTTCTTTTTTTATCTAGAAAGAATAAATTCTCTCTTTCTAGCCGACCGTTCTCAAATATATTATTTATGTTTAATACTATATTCATTACAGTATTAAAGAGCAAATCTTTTATACCTTTTATATAAACATTTGCATTCTGATGTTGCCTCCGCCGTGTCGTTTTAAATCAGGGAACGGCACGTTTCCTTTACGTAAATCATGCGTTTGATCTTGAGTGACACTTTCAAATCCAGTGTCAAATGTGGATACGTTGATAAACCCGTTCGTCTTGTCAATAGAATACGTCAAATTAGAAATAGAATTCCAACCTTCCGTGGTATTGTTTTTAAACCGATCAAATTCTGTACGATTCACGTTTCTCACCAATCCATCATTAAATTGTATTATATTTCTATCCGCAATTGGATAAAATTGGGATCTGTCTACCGTTAGTTTTTGTTTCGTTGCCCTATCTTGTAGGGAATTATCTTCGTAACCCCATGCCCAAAAATTGGGGAATCCGTTCATTCTTTCAAAATCGCGACCAGTTACGGATACGATTCCTCCAAGTGCGAATTTATACCCATAGAAATGCTTTATTACACCAGGAACGGTTTCATAATTCAGAACATTTTTCTCAAAAGGCATGGTGTCAATGTCATTAAATACAAGAGTTATATTTTTGTAATCGTTTGGATATTTATCGCGAATTGCTAAAAACCCTATATTTTTCATGGCTCCGCGATTAAATTTTCGAACGTCGCATTGATGCACAAAAAATATTTCATAGTCGTCTTTTGGAACGTCTTCCAATACATATTTCATTTGACGATTGAAAAACTGCAAATGTTGTTCTCGGTCGCGATAGGGGATGATAAAAATATATTTTGGCGGCATATAATTGTAAGTAGAAATAATTCTCAGGTCAGGGAACCTACTCAGGGAACCTACGGTTCCCCGAACCCCTCCCTTTCAGGAAACCTACGGTTCCCCGAACCCCTCCCTTTCAGGAAACCTACGGTCATCAGAAATCCTTCGGATTTCCAGACCCGAACCCTTCCCTTCTAATAAAGCAATCCCCAGTTTATCACCTCCCCGAAGGGAGGGGTTCGGGGAACCGTAGGTTCCCTGAGTACTTATCCAAAATGCACTGCGGAATAAGTTTCTCTTTAATAAGATCCATCTTTTTGAAACATTTATTAATTGTAACTTCGCTTACATTACATATTTGTTTAATATCCGTTTTGGAAATCGATAAATTGCACGTGAACGAAATGAAATAAATTATTCCCGCGGCAATCGAGTGCGGAGTATTATCATTAATAATTCCAACTTGTTCAATCTTGTTCGCAATAAATTTCGACAATCGGGTGAGTTCTTGGTTAATATTCAGACGGCTACAATACCTCTCAATAAATAGACTCGGTTTATTCGAACACAGTTCAATTGGAGTTGAATTCGAAGTATTGCGATCGATATTGGACATAATATTTACTGACATTGAACATCCATTTGTCGCGCTAGTTTTATCCAAAAGGAATATTTCGGCAATTTCGTGCGCGGTTCTTGGACACCCATTGAGGCGGCAAGATATATAAATCGATGCGGCTTTCATTCCGTCGCGATTCAATCCGCGAAACATCTTTTGCTCGGATAAATCTTTATAAATAGCCATTGCGTCGTCGATGAATATTCTAGGAATGCCCGAGTTTTGCGCCATAATGGTAATAAATTGAAATTCTTCGTATAAAGATTTTTCGCGATGCGGCATCGCAACCCATTCCGTCCATTTTCGAATTCTCTTCATCTCATACGACGCTTTTGTATTACACAAAATCTTACAGCCAAATGATGATTCCATCAAAAGTGGATTGATCGGATTTCCGCAACGCGTGGGATCGCTTGCGTTTTTATCTTCCGATCCATAGAATCTCCATTCGGGAGAATAATCAAGAGTATTTTTGTAAATAATTCCGCAACCTTTGTTTGTGCACGTCGGAAAACCGTCGTCCATGATAATCAACGCGGAATCGCAAGAAGAACACAAACTCAACAGTTCTTTGTTATAAACACATTCGGTTTTTTCATTTTTGTCTTTATCAAAGATGTCCCAGAGTTTGGATTTATCGTCGGTGGAAATAAATATTTTTTTCTTTTTTGTTTTTGTAGGATTGTGATTTATTTTCCATAGCTCCGAATCACTTTCCGATTTCTTTATTGTGTGATTTGGTCTTGAACTGTCCATTTTGAGGGGATAATGTTGATCCATTTTTTTTGTATCTATATTAAGTGGCACATTCCTTTTATGTATTTTTTTGGTATACATTTTTGTCTCATATCAAATATTTATTAAATATAATCAA